CCAGCGCCGGGCTGATCGGGCCTGCCTTTGCCACGCTGGCGAGTGCCACCGGCCTGGTGGCATTCGTGGCCAGTGTCTCCAATTCAATCGACGCGCTGAACGATGTGGCCGACGCCACCGGCGCCACGATCGAGCAGCTCAGCGGGTTGGAGCGTGTGGCCCGGCTGAACGGCGGCACGCTGCAAGATGTCTCGGGCATTTTGATCAAATTTAATGCCGCGATGCAGGCAGCCGGCGACCCAGCCAGCGACGCCGCGCGGGTTTTCGCGGCGCTGGGTCTGTCGGCCAAAGAATTGAAGAGCATCGACCCGACCGAGGCGTTGCAGCGCACGGCCGTGGCGCTGGCAGGATTTGCCGACAACGGCGACAAGGCGCGGGTGACGCAAGAGCTGTTCGGCAAGAGCGTCCTCGATGCGGCGCCGTTCCTGAAGAATCTGGCGGAGAGCGGCAGGCTGAATGCCGTCATCACCACCGAGCAGGCCGCAGCTGCTGAGCGGTTCAACAAGACCCTTTTCGCGCTTGGTGTGGCCGCGAGCGATGTGGGCCGGTCTCTGGTGCTGAACCTGGGCGGGGCGCTGACAACGGTGATCGAGCGCTACCAGGCCGCTACAAAGGTTTTCGGCGGCCTCAGCGGCTTGCTCACGTCAAATGTGTTCTCCGCGAAAACATTCACCGACCCCGCCAAGGGCCTGGGCGAATACAACAGCCAGCTGGCCGCGCTCGACGCCCGCATTCAGAGAATCCGCGACGGCACTGACGGTTTCTCGGGCCGTTTTGCCGAGTCGCGCCTGCAGGGTCTGCAGGCCGAGCGGGCTGAGTTGGTCAAGATCGCCGACTACTACCGCACGCTGGTCAACCTGGGCAATGCCGGGCAGGGCCGGGGTGCCGCGCCAGGCGCAAACGTGCCAACCCTGCGGTTGCCTGACAAACCGCGCGCCGTGGTCCAGCCGGCTGCTGAAATCAACGCCAGCGCCGTCGCCCTGGTGCGCTACACCGAAGGCCTGCAAAGAGAGGTCGACAAGTTCCTCGAGCTCAACGCCAGCCAGCGGGCGCTGAACTTTCTCACCGATTTGGGGCAGGTGGGCAAGCTCGAATCGGTGCGCAGCGTGGTCATGGGGCTGGCGCAAGAGATCGACCAGCGCGAGCGCGCCGCTGCCGCTGCCAGGCTGCTGACTGCTGAGCTTGCCGAGCAAGAGCGCATCCAGACCGGGTTGGACGACGCCCTGGACCGGTTTGCCGGCCGCACCGCCGACGCGCTGAAACGTGCGCAGACCGCGCGGCTTGAGTCACGCCTGGCCGCTGGCGAGGCATTCAGCCCGGCAGAGCTCGACCGCATCGTGCGCGGCATCGGCGGCATTGGTGACGCGGCGACGGTCACGTTCGAGGCCGCTGACAAATCTCTGGATCGGTTCGCTCAGAATGTGCAGGACGCCATGGGCGCCACTGTCGAGGCCACGTTGCGCGGCGACTTTGCCAGCATCGGCCGGCTGTGGAGCAACCTGCTGACCAAAATGGCGGCCGAGGCCATTGCGGCCGACCTGTTCAACAGCCTGTTCGGCAATGTGCTGCGGGCCAATGCAGGCAGTGCCGGCGGTGCAGGTGGCGGCGGCCTGTTCGCATCCATCGTCAGCAGCCTGTTCGGCAAATTGCCAGGCCGCGCGGGCGGCGGCACGGTGTCAGCGGGCGGCGCCTATGTGGTCGGTGAGCGTGGGCCCGAGCTGCTGCGCATGGGCAGCGGCAGCGGCAGCATCACGCCCAACCACGCCATGGCTGGCGGGCGCGGCATCGCCCTGAGCATGCCGACCACGATCAACATCGACGCGCGCAGCGACCAGGCGCAGATCGCCCAGCTGGTGGCCGGCGCCATGGCCGAGACCCAGCGCAACATGATGGCCACCCTGCGCGCCCGGGGGGCCCTCTAGCATGGCCATCATCACCCTGCCGGCCGGCCTGCGCATGGGTGCCGGCGGCGGCATGGGTCAGCAGCGCTTCGACCTGCTGAGCCAGAGCGACAGCACCGGCACGCAGCAGACCAGGCTGCTGGGCCCACCGCGCTGGACCCTGCAACTGGTGCAGCCGCCAGCGCTGCAGCTGGCTGAGGCCGGCGCCTGGGCGGCCCTGCTGCTGCAGCTGCGCGGCCGGGTGAACGTGCTGGCCGCGTGGGACGTGGCGCGGCCGGTGCCGCTTGGTACGGCGCGCGGCAGCATGACCACATCCGGCACCACAGCAGCTGGCGCGACCGTTGTCAGCATCGTCGGTGCCACCGCAACGGGCACGCTGCTGGCCGGTGACTGGCTGCAGATCGGCGACGGGCTCGGCAGCCATTACGCCATGGTGACGGCGCCCGCCACCGCTGACGGCGCAGGTGCTGTGACCGTATCGTTTGAGCCACCCGTGCGCGCCAGCATCGTCGGCGGCACCGCTTTGGCCTGGGACAAGCCGCTGGCCTACTACCGCCTGCAGGCCGACGCCAGCGCCTGGACCTACGGGCCCGGGCTGGTGGTCAGCGGCATGGCACTCGATCTGCTCGAGGTGTGGTCATGATGACCATGGACACCACCCAGCACCAGCAAGTGGTTGCCGGCGTGGCCTGGCTGGCGCAACTCGACTTCACGACCGGCACGTTGTACGTGACCACCGCGCCGCAGAACCTGACCGTCGACGCCAACACCTACACCGGGCTCGGCAGCCTGGTGAGCGTCGCCCAGCTGAATGAAAGCGCTGACTCAGGCGCCGAGAAAATCACGCTCAGCCTGTCGGTGGCCAACACCGCCATGCTGGCCCTGGCCATCGGTGCGGTGGAAACCTATCGGGGCCGCGCCGTGCGGCTGTATCTGCAACTGTTCGACGAGCAATTCAAACGCGTGGGCAACCCGGTGCAGCGCTGGTCGGGCAGCATGGACCGGGTGCAGATCAACCGCCGCCCGGCCGACCCCGGCAGCAGCGGCGCCGGTGGCGGCAGCATCGACCTGCAGTGCAGCCGCGCCGGCATGGCCCGGGCGCGCAACTTCCAGGGCCAGCGGCTTACCGATGTGCAACAGCGCATTGCCTACCCCGGCGACACCGGCCTGCGCTACGTGCGCAAGCTGATCGAGGAACCTACCCCGTGGCTGACCGTCGCATTCCAAAGGCGCTGACATGAGCAGCGCCCGCACCGCAGCCGCCCTGTGCGGCTACCTCGACATCGCAGCCCGCGAGCCGTTCAGCTGGCAGCGCCATAACTGCACGCATTTTGCCGCCGGCTGGTGGCATCTGATGACCGGGTGCGACGCCCTGGCCGGCCTGACCATGCCGGCCGGCCCCGCCGCTTGCCGCCGCCAGCTGCGCGACATGGGAATGCCGCTTGTCGACCTGGTGGGCCAGCGCACCGGGCGCGCGGCCATCCCCGCCAGTTTTGCCCAGGTGGGCGACCTGGTGGCCGTGCCCACCACGGCGCTGACCGGCGGCGACAACGGCGCGGGCGTGGCGCTGGGCATCTGCTGCGGGCGCACTGCCGCACTGCTGGCCGCTGACGGCGCCTGCGTGCATGTGCCCATGGCCACCGCGCAATGCGCGTGGGCGCTGGGGGTGGTGGCATGACCGGCCCGCGCCGTGCTGCGCGCTGCGCCGCGCGCCTGGTGGCCGCCTGCTTGCTGGTGGCGCCGGCTGCAGCGTGGGCTGACCCGATCAGCCTCATTTTCATCGGCGCGGGGCTGGGCTTCACGGGGACGGCCGCGCTGGTGGTGGGCGCCATCTCTGCCTACGGCAGCTACGCGATGATCGCCCTCAATATTTTCGGCGGCATGGACGCCAGGCGCCGGGCCCGCAATGCAGCCTCGAATGCGCGCCGCGCTTACAACGCATCGCTGACCGACCGCATGGCCACCGTCCTGTCGGCTGACCCACCGCTGCGGGTGGTCTACGGCCAGTGCCGCGTGGGTGGCGACATCGTGGCAATTTTCACCAGCGACAAAACCAGCGCGCGCACAAATGGCAGCACCTACACCAAGCCCGACGCGCTGCGGCATCTCGTCATCGTGCTGGCTGCCCATGAGGTCGACGACATCGTCGAGATGTACATAGACGGCGTGGCTGTCGGCGCGCTGGACGGTAACGGCTGGGCCAATACCGGCGGGTCTGCCAAGCCGCTGACGGTTTTCAGGGATGTGGCGATCGGCAACGGCGCCAGCGTCACGTTTCCGGCGGCCATCACCCTGGTGAGCATGGACGACGCGGACGGGTTTCTGGACGTGGGCCAGTCGGGCGTCGACCCCACAAGCGGCACCGGCCAGTGGGTCGGCCGTGCGACCAGCCACACCGTGACCGGCGCGGGCAACAACATATTGAACAACAACAGCGGCTTTGCAGTGACGGCCACCGTGCACTACGCTGTCAGCCCCGGCACCGTGCGGTGGAGCAAAGCACTCGGCACAGCCAGCCAGGCGACAGACGCCTACCTGCTGGCCACCATCCCCAGCAAATGGACGAGCGCTGACCGACTGCGCGGCCTGGCCTATGTCACCGTGACGCTCGACCTCGAGGACCAGCGCTTCCAGGGTGGGCCGCCCGCGCTCACGTTCGAGGTCAGGGGCCGCAAGCTTTTCGACCCGCGCGACAGCGGCACCCGCTGGACAGACAACCCCGCGCTGATCGTGCGCGACTACCTCACCGCGCCCTGGGGGCTTGATTGCGTGGCCGGCGACATCGACGACGCTTACACCATCACCGCAGCCAATGCCTGCGCGGCCGCCATCAATTTTTCGACCGTGCCTGACGGTGGCGGCAGCCCGGTGGTGGTGACAGGTGCCACCTACACCTGCAACGGCGCCGTGACCAGCGCTGACGGCAGGGAAGGCACGCTGGACGCGCTGTGCGAGAGCATGGGCGGCTTTGCGGTGTACGGCGCACGCTGGCAGGTGCACGCTGGCGCCTGGTCTGCATCGGTGCTGGCCCTGGGTGACGACGACCTGGCCGGCCAGATCGACGTGGTGCAGGCCGGCACCGCGCTAGACGACGCATTCAACGGCCTGCGCGGCAGCTACGTGCCCAGCGGCTCGTCGGTGGTCAGCAATTTCAGTTATGCGAATGGCGCTTACGTGACGGCAGACGGCCGCGAGCTGTGGACCGACATCACCCTGCCGTTTACCAACACCGGCGCTCGGGCCCGCAACCTGGCCCGGGTGCTGACCGAGCGCAACCGCGAGGCACAGGTGCTGCGCTTCCCCGCCAAGCTGGCGGCCTGGCCGCTGCAGGTGGGTGACAGGGTGACGGTGACGAGCGCTGAGTACGGGCTGACCGCCAAGCCGTACCGAGTGACAGACTGGCAGTTTGGGCTGACCACCCCGGTGATGCTGACGTTGCAGGAAGACGCCCCCGAGATCTACGACCAGGCCGACGCCGCCACCGCCGACGCGCTGCCTAACACCGGGCTGCCAAACTCGTGGTCGGTCGCGGCTGTCACCAGCCTGGCCGCTGCCAGCGGCGACGCGCACCTGCAGGTGCTGAGCGACGGGTCGCTCAATCTGCGCGTCAGGCTGACCTGGGTCGCCAGCGCGTCGGCCTACGTCGCAGACGGCTCGGGCCAGATCGAAATCAAATGGCGCAGCCCGCTGCCCAAACTGCGCAGCGGCACGCTGTATGCGGGCGACGCCGCTGACCAGTGGCAAACCGTAGTGGTTCCGGGTGACGCCACGGTGGCCTACATCGACGGGCTGGCCCGGGCCGAGGTTCTCACCATCTCCGTCACCGCCATCAACGGGCTGCGCATGCGCAGCGGGGCTGTGGCGCTGGGGCACACAGTGATAGGCAAAACTGCGCCGGCCGACAACGTGGCAGGGTTTGCAGGCAATATCTCAAAGGGCCGGGTGGTGTGGACCTGGACGCCGCCCAACTTTGCAGACTACGGCACAACCGAGGTGCGTGCCACCAACGCCAACTGGGGCAGCACCAGCAGCCCGCCGCTTTTCAAAGGCAAGGCCACCAGCTGGCATGAGGACGTGACCGCCGCCGGCACATACACCCGACACGCCAGGCACATCGACACCACAGGCAACGATTCGGCCGCAACTGCCAGCGCGACGGTGGTGGTTGCCAGCGGCGACCTGGTGACGCTGGGCGGGCTGGGGTACACCGGCGACCTAAACGCTACCAGCGCAAGGTCGATCTCAAAGTCATTGGATCAGTGGACTCTTGCCTCTCAGCCGATGGTTGTTGTTTCGGACGGCAAAGTTGGCACAGCAGCGCTACAACTCAACGGCAATGCCGGAGCGTACCCAAACGCCACAGCCTACACCCCCATCGACCGTACCAAGAAATACCGTGTGCGGTTTTGGGCGCGGCCGTCCGCCGACAACGCCAGCGGGTTGCTTTACTTCTCGCTGCAACAGTTCACCAACGCCGCCGGTACGCCCGGGCCATCAAACGACGGCCGGAATCCGTACCAACCTGGCGGGCAGACCAGGGCGCAGCACAACACGCAGTTTGGCGGAACAGACCAGTGGGGCGAGTACACATACATATGGGATGCCGCAAATTGGCAGACCGGAGTGACCCATGTTCGGCCTGAGTTTTTGGACAACTACAACGGTGCGCCGGGCTATTGGCAAATTCAAGATTTCACCTTCGAAGAGATCACGGAAGTGGTGGCGGCTGCCGGCACGGCGAACTGGACTGGCGTGGCCAACAACGACGGCAACCGCCCTGCGCCGAACGCAACGGTGGGCGCCACGTGGGGCAGCAACATCACCAGCCAGCCGGCCAACACCGCGTTGCTCAACACGCTGCAGGAGTGGTCAGACGTGCAAAACACCGGCGGCAACCGGCCGGCCAACAACGCCACTGTGAACCGTTGGACCTTCGCCAGCAGCGCGCCCGGCAGTCCGATCGACGGTGACATCTGGGTAGATACCAGCGCGGCGCCCGCCGTTATCAAACTGCGTGTTGCAGCCGCTTGGCAGTCTGGGGCAAACCTCAGCGCTGGCGCGCTTGCGCAGCTGAATTCAGTGGCGACCGGGCAAATTGATTCCAACGCCGCGACCGCAGTTTACAATGTCTCGGCGTCGGGGGTTGGCATAACTGGCAACACAGGAACTCCAACTGGTGATTTTACGACCATCGCCAGTTATTCATGGACCCCCCCTTTCACATGCGAGGTGCAGATTACCATAGAGGGGTCGGTTATATGCGCCACGCCATCTAGTGGTTCCAACGGGCAGTTCGCGGTTTTTTCGTCACGTATCACCGCCAACGGTACTCAGATCGGGCCGCTCCGCACCAGGGCTATTGACCAGGATGTAGGATTCTCAAAAAACATTACCGTCTCTTTTTCAAGAGCTCAGCGATTTACCGCAACTGGTGGCGTTGCCTACACCGTTATTGTTGAAGGCCAGCAACTGACAAATATAGTCACCTGCACTGTCAACAATTGCGCTATGCGCATCGAAGAAATTCGCCGATGAACACCCGCCATATCTTCAATTCTTCGACCGGGCTGCTGACCGGCGCAACAATAACCGGCCCAGACGAACACTTGCCCGCAAATACGCCGGTCGGGCATGGCACGGTGTCTGGCGTTGACGACTGGCAATGCCAACGCGTCGACATCAATACCGGCGCTGTGGTTGATTGGCAACCGGCGCCGCCGCCCGACGATGCGATGCGCACATGGCGATGGGATGCGCCCAGCCGCAGGTGGGTCGCTCAGCAAACCGCAGCGGCCAGCGCGCTGGATGTGCGCGCCGAGCGCGATCGACGCCTGGCTGCCTGCGATTGGGTGGTGACTCGTGCCGCCGAGAGCAGCTTGCCGGTGCCTGCCGTTTGGCGGGCCTACCGCCAAGCGCTGCGAGAGCTGCCGATGCAGCCAGAGTTTCCTGCGGCCATCAACTGGCCATCACAGCCATGACCAGACCCGCCCTGATGATCCTGTTGGCCTGGCTGATGGCTGCGGCGTTGGTGGGTTGCGGTGGTGGCGATCCGGAGCCCGAGTTTGGCCAGAAGTCGGTTAACCCGCCGAACTGCGCGGGCGCATCGGCGCCCTGCAGCTGAGCGGCCAACGACCCCCGCAGTCGTCGGCATCGTCGCCCTGGCCGTGCCCAACAACCTGAAAGACACCCCATGACCATCCTCTACATCATTCTGGCCGCCACCGGCGGCGCTGGCGGCATGGCCGCCGCCGTGCGGTGGCTGCCGCGTGTGCGTGACGCCATCGTGCGCCCCGCCGGGCGCGGCGGCCCTGGCCCCGTCATCCGGTAGGCGGCTCTGCGCCATGCAACGCTCGGCCATCGTCACGATCGTGTTGGCGGTGGCCGCTCATGTTGGGTATTACGCTTTTACCAATTCTGTCGATCGGGCGTGG